TGACCACCGTGACTCTAACTTCATGGATAAGTGGCTCGAATATGAGCGTATCTTTCGTGGACAATGGGATGCTCAAGACAAGACTCGTGAATCTGAGCGTAGCCGTATTATTTCCCCTGCTACACAACAGGCTGTGGAGACACGGCACGCTGAGATTGTAGAGGCTATCTTTGGACAGGGAGACTTCTTTGACATTGAGGATGACATCCAAGATGTTAATGGTACTGACTTAGATGTTGAAGCCCTTCGAGCTCAACTGATGGAAGACTTCAAGAAAGATAAGATCAAGAAGTCTGTGGATCAGATTGAACTGATGGCTGAAATCTACGGAACAGGTATCGGTGAAGTCATTGTCAAAGCTGAGAAGGAATACATTCCTGCTACTCAAGCTATTCCTGGCGTTTCTGGCACAGCAGCTATCGGTGTTCAAGAGAAAGAACGTACTGCTGTCAAGATTAAGCCTGTCAATCCTAAGAACTTCCTGATTGACCCTAACGCTGACTCGATTGAGGATGCCTTGGGATGCGCTATTGAGAAGTATGTCTCGTTACACAAGATCGTTGAAGGTATCGAAAAAGGTATCTACAAGAAGGTTGATATTGGTTCTTCCTACGAAGATACTGAATTAGAGCCTACTCAAGATCTTAAGAACTTCCAAGACGATAAAGTCAAGTTAGTTACCTACTACGGTTTGGTTCCTAAGGAATATTTGACTGATGGTGAAGAAGTTGAATACGAAGATCTCTTCCCTGAGGGTTCTGAAGCTGAAGATTATACCAACTTGGTAGAGGCTATTGTCGTTATCGCTAACGATTCCCTGCTTCTCAAGGCTGAAGAAAATCCTTACATGATGAAGGATCGTCCTGTTATCGCTTATCAGGATGATACAGTTCCTGGTCGCTTCTGGGGTCGTGGTACGGTTGAGAAGGCTTACAACATGCAAAAGGCCATTGATGCTCAATTACGGGCTCATTTGGACTCTTTAGCCCTCACAACAGCTCCCATGATCGCTATGGACGCTACGAGACTGCCTCGTGGTGCCAAATTTGAGATTCGTCCTGGTAAGGCTATCCTTACTAACGGAAATCCCAACGAAATCTTATCTCCTTTCCACTTCGGACAAACGAATCAGGATGCTCCCGCAGCAGCCCAGAACTTTGAACGAATGCTTCTGCAAGCCACAGGCACTGTAGATAGCGCAGGATTGCCTTCTAATGTGCCTCGTGACGCCACTGCAGGCGGTATGTCGATGGCAATGGCAGGAATTATCAAGAAGTACAAGCGTACCTTGACTAATTTCCAAGAAGATTTCATGGTTCCGTTCATTTATAAGGCTGCATGGCGATATATGCAGTTCGATTCCGAGCGTTATCCGACTGTGGACATGAATTTCATTCCTACAGCTACTCTGGGTATCCTTGCTCGTGAGTTTGAACAGCAGCAACTTATCGGTTTACTGCAGACTTTAGGTCCAAATACGCCTGTTCTCCCTTTAATTCTGAAAGGAATTCTACAGAACAGCTCTCTTTCTAACCGTGGTGAGCTTATTCAGACGCTGGAACAGATGTCTCAGCCCAATCCTCAAGCTCAACAGGCAGCAATGCAGCAACAACAGCTTCAAATGGCTTCGTTGCAGGCTCAATTACAAGTTCTGCAGGCTCAGGCAGCTAAATATGGCGCTGAAGCACAGCAAACAGCAGTTGAGACACAGCTTATGCCTGAAAAACTGAAGATTGATGTTATTCAGTCTGCTTCTACGAACTTAGACAGCGATAAGAACTTTGATAAGCGTATTAAATTAGCTGATACGCTGCTTAAAGAGAAACAAATCAACTTGAAAGCTGCTGATATTGCTTCTAATGAGCGTATTGCAGCCCTTCAAATGATGAACAAGAAAACAAAATAACGTATAGAAAGGAGTTCTCCTGATGGACAAAGAACTTCAAGAATATTACGAGAGTGCGTTTACCATGATGGCTTCTAAGGGATGGAAAGATCTCTTAGAAGACTTCAGCAAGTTAAAAGCAAATATCAATGATGTAACATTGACTACGGACACACAAGATTTATACTTCCGCAAAGGTCAACTGGACATATTGGATTTGATTTTAAAGCGCAAGGAG